GGCAACTGCAGCGGCGGCGGCAGTGGCAGCGGCAGGTTGTAATGATAATACGCCTATTAGAATATATGATAAAAGACCCGATGATTATCCACGCTCAGACCAAAAAAGACAGTTCCCGTGGGAGAACATCGATGCTAAGAATGAGATCAGGTGGAGCAGAGTAGGCATGTCAAATTTGGTGTTTCTTTCTATTGCCAGATCAATACAATACATGCATCTTCTTATAACATTTCCAATAAAGTGCTTTTCTAAACCGCCCATTGTCATGGTGCCGGCGACGCCGGGGATGCCGGCGAAGGAGGACAAAACAGTCCCCAAACTCAGTGGAAACAATTTTGGAGACTTTTTAAAAATTATAGTTGGTCTTGGTATTGCCTTAGTAGGTTTATTCTCCTTCCCGTTTGTTACAGGTCTTACCAGTTTCCTCGGAACTTTGTTTACCAGTTTTGGTAAAGTAGAAGGCATATTGGGGTGGTTAATACCAGTTCTAGGGTGGTTATGTGGCCCACTTTTTATCATGGTAATATTCAGTATGATTATAATTATGGCACTTTGGTTTACACAAGTTGTTATACCGTATGCACCATTCTTACCAGACATTAGATACAATGATGAGAATAACCAAGAACAAAAACTCAGCACTTGGAAATACTATCTATCACTAATGAAATGCAATGCTAAATTTTTTACATTTATACTTGGTACATTATTTGTTTACAATATCTGGACACATATGGATAATACTTATGGATATATTAGCTTGGGATTATATTTCATGTATATTGTAAAGAAACTGGTAAGTTTGTATAAAGAAAGTACTGATGGAACTATGAAAGGTGGGATGAGGAAACAGAATGCAAAAAAAAAGTAAAGTAAACTATCAGTAATTAACTATTTATTTACATCAATTCACAAGTATCGCTGTTACGAGGTAGCGAGTGTGTTTGTTCCGTTCTGTAAAAAATAGGATAGTAAATATAAAGGTATGTGTTACCGTAGAGCACTGTATTAAATGTTTGCGAATTTACATTCTCATTGTAAATGTATCAGTGATAAGAGTAGCAACACCGAACACCTATATCCATTTTGATTCACCGAATATAAGTGATCGTCCGGTATGTGAAACTCGCCGGTACGTTAAATAAAAATATAATGATTTAAACACAAAAACTTTTTATCAAACAATGGGAAAAAAACAACGAAAAGAATCAAAAGAATCAAAAGAATCAAAAGAATCCAAAGAATCAAAAGAATCAAAAGAATCCAGCACTCTATCTAATGATACTTTAAAAGAAATTATTAGCATTAATAAAGAACTGCCGTTTGTTAGTGTTTGTACGCCAACATTTAATAGAAGACCTTTTATTGAGTATATGATAAAATGTTTTTTAAATCAAGATTATCCAGAAGATAAAATGGAATGGATTATTATAGATGATGGTACAGACAAAATTAGTGATCTTGTTAAACACGTAAAATGTGTGAAGTATTATAAATATGATAAAAAAATGTCTCTTGGTAAAAAGAGAAATATTATGCATGAAAAATCAAAGGGAGACATTATTGTTTATATGGATGACGATGATTATTATCCACCAGAAAGAGTTTCGCATGCTGTCCAAACTTTATTAAAAAACCCGACGGCTTTATGTGCAGGCAGTAGTGAGATATATATATACTTTAAACATATACAAAAACTATATCAATTCGGACCGTATTCCCCGAATCATGCTACTGCAGGGACATTTGCTTTTAAAAAAGAATTGTTGAAAGACCACTCATATCAAGATGACGCAGCGTTAGCAGAAGAAAAACATTTTCTTAAAAATTATACAGTCCCATTCGTTCAATTAGACCCCTTAAAAACAATATTAGTTGTTTCACATAATCAAAATACTTTTGATAAAAAACACTTATTAGTTGATTCAAACGATGAGCGTTTTTGTAAAGTATCAGATAAAAACGTTGATATCTTTATTAAAGAACAAAATATGAAAGATTTTTATCTGAATAAAATAGATAAATTATTAATTAATTATGAACCAGGAAAACCATGTATGAAACCGGATGTTTTACAACAGATGCTTGATATAGAGCGCGAGCGAAGAAGATATGCAGAGAAGCATATGAAAGATGGTTCTGGACAAATTACAATTTCGACAGCTGATGGTAAGCAACAGATATTAAATAATGATCAAATTGTTTCCCTATTGAGACAAAATCAAGAGCAACTTAAAATGTTAGCAAATTTAAATAACGAAAAAGATGAGGAAATTCGTAATTTAAAAAATAGTAGTAGTATTAAACCAGATACCATTAAACCAGATACCATTAAACCAGATACCATTAAACCAGATACCATTAAACCAGATACCAATAAAGGAGATAGAAATGATAGTAATTATAAAATGAAATATTATAAAATAAAGCAAGAAAATAAACGCTTACACAATGTTTTATTAAAAGAATTAGAAAGCAAATTAGATATTCAAAATAATGGTTCTGATATAGATACAGAATCAGATACAGAAACTAATTAATTTATTATACTTATCAAAATCACATAAAAGATTGTAAATAATTACATATTCGTGTAATTTCTAAATTTGTGAAATTATTTAACTCGAGTGTTTGTTTTTTAGCATCACTATAATTAATTATATAATCTATGAAATAGCTATATGTATCATTTTTGTCAAAACCCAACGCATTACATATATCTTGAATGAATATTATGTTATTGTATTCTGTACTATATTTAGTTAAAACTTTGGTAAATCGTATATTGTTTATTTTATTATTGTTATTTATATCAAATGAATGATATATAAAATTACTTTTAAAAGTTTTTATTATTGAACTCATTTCATTTAATTGCCATATTTGCTTCTGAAATGTGATTCTGTCGATATAATCAGAGAAACTTATATTTTCTAATATTTTATGATATACGGGCAAAGTAACTTTCGTGTCATTATTATCAAATTTATCGATTATATTTTCATGCCATAATAATCCTACGATTGTTCTATCTGTATCATTTAATATAAGCGAATGTTCATTAATACCATATTTATTTTCAATAATTAAATTCGTTATTTTTTTGGTATCATCCTGAAAAGAGTTTGAAACTAAAATATTATTAATAATATTAGATGTTAATATATTATTATTATTTATATCATTTATAGTTTTCATTTTTCTCAAATCGTTATTGATATAAAGTACAATATCATCAATAAGATTTTTTTCTACAGAAGGTATAGTTAACTTAATTAAATCTTTTATTTGATTATCTGTTGGTTTTTTTAATTCTATTGGTATNCAAACTTTTATTAACTCTTTTATTTTTTTATCAATATGATAATTACTAATACATATAATAGGAACGTGTGTAATATTTTCTATTTTTTGTTTTTTAGTTTTCTTTGGTCTAATTAATTTAATCAACGCGTTAATACCACCTTTATCACCATTATTCATTCCATCTATTTCATCCATTATTATAGCAATCGACTGTTTTTTTTTTTTGAATAAACTTAAAACACTTTTATCTGAAATATTGTTTTTTGTTATTGTTTCTATTACATTTTTATTTCTGATATCACCAGCATCATAATATATTATATCGTAGTTCATTTTTTTTAAAATATTATTTACAAATGTTGTTTTTCCTATACCAGATTCACCATAAATATAAATACCTCTTTTTTCTAATAAATTTTTCTTATTCTCTTCAAAATTTCTTAAAATATTAGATATGTTTTCTGCTATATTTTCTCTATCTAATATTTTATTAAAATTAATACAATCCATTTAATCTATTAATTTTAAAAGAGTATATATATTTATATCACTATTCAATTTCTTATTATATACTAAATATATTAACAATTATAAACAGTTATCTAATTTAGGGTTATTAGTAATACCGTCCCAAGATAATTTATAATTTTCCATCATGTTTTTTTTAGAACACATAGTTGCATATTTTGAATCATTAATATCAAACTCATTTAATTCCGTATCAATATATTCTCCTAACTTATGGTCATTTATACATTTATTTTCTTCAACATTGTGACTCCAATAATCTGGACATTCTGATATTACCGGTGGAAAATCTACTATGTGATTTTGATTTATAATCGCTGTTGCAATAAATCCCATTGCAACTATTAAAAGTATAATTGATATTATTAACACAATTTTTTGAAAGTTAAAATCCATTATATATATATATATAAAAAATTTTATAAAAAAATTATAAAATTTTTTTTATAATTATTAATTATATAATGAGTTCTTCTAATACAAATGGGCGAGTAAATATTATGGATCAAAACACAACTGCGGTATTTACATTGAGCGACCATATACCAGTTGATGATAAATCTGATTTTAGAGAAGCATTAAACGGAAGTTGGAATAATACACCTTTATCGTTATCCTTTTTTTCAAGTAAAAATATTAATATGTTGCAAAATGGATTACGTTATGGTGTATACGTTAAATCAAATAACCAGTTTATTATTGGACAACAAAACATTGACGAATTAAAAATTATTATGAGAAGTATTTTTCTTCAAAATTCAAAAAATTTACCTAATAATATTAGTGATCAAATTAATGATCTTAATAATAAAGTATTAGAATACGCAATTAATCAAATTTATGGTGAAGTAGAAAGTTACATGAAATATAAACGTGATGCAAGTTCTTTAGTCTCTCCTATGGAATTACCAACATTGACTAATTATAACAATAAACAACTTGAATGTAAGCATTTTTTTTAAGAAAAAATTTATTGTATACTGATTAATAATACAAACAATACAAACAATACAAACAATACAAACAATTGTATGATTAATCTTTAATCTTTAATTTTTTTTTTACCTTGGTATTCTTACCGCCTTTGGTTTTAGGTTTATTTTGTAAAAATTTAATCATCTCCGTTTTTAAAATAGTTAATTCTGAAAGCCAAATATCTTTCTCTTTTGTTTTTATCAGTTTATTTAGTTCTTTCACTTTAATATCTTTGTTCTTTTCAAGAATTTCAATATTTTCTTCAGAAACGCTATCCATTGGCAATCTAATTAAATATTTAAATTCACTATCATCGTCGATTATATCATAGTCTTTATTTTTGAGCATTTCGCAAATATCGATNTTCTTTTTGTTTCGCAAATCAAGTGTATTATTCAATAATTCTTTAATAAATTTAACTTTGTTAATTAGTATTTTTGTTTCATGTTCGAGTAGCTTAATCAAATATTTCTTACGTTTAACATATGTATTCAACCGAATATCAATATAATGATCGATTATTTCCATGGGCGTTTTAAATTTTTTTAACTTTTCATTTTCATCAAACAAATGCATATTTGTTGTAGTTTTAGTTGTATACAGACGCAGTAGTTTTTCTAATTCATTGCTATTATCGTCTATTTTCTTATTAATTAATTCATCCAATTTATTTTCACTTGAAAATATAATTGTTACGTCTACAACGATATCTGTGCTCATATCATTATAATCTTTTACAATAACGGTTTTCTTTTTACCTTTAGTTGTTGTTTTGTTTCCGTCTATGAGTTCCTCAATATATTTTTTATAATCGTCCGTCCATAATCCAATTGGTAATTCAGTAACTCGAATTTCTTTCTTTCCGGTTCTTTCATAACATCCTTTGAATAACCACTTAGATTCTGTTAATTTGATAATGCTTCCTTTAAAATTTTTATAATAAGGTGTAATATCTGGTTTTTCAATATTATCATTTAGACTATTCTCCAAATAATCAATAATTGTCAACGGATTATAACACATAATATCCGTGCTGAAACCTGTCCCAATGCCCTTGCTACCATTAACNAGAATCATAGGTATAATTGGAACATAATATCTTGGCTCTACCAAAGTGCCATCATCGTCAATATATTCTAAAATACCGTCATCTTTATCGGTGAAAATATTACGAGTCAACTTATTTAAATTAGTGTGGATATACCTTTCCGATGCGGAATCACTTCCTCCCTGTAGCCTTGTTCCAAATTGACCTTTTGGTTCCAACAAATTAATGTTATTTGAACCGACAAAATCTTGCGCCATTCCAACAATGGCACCATTCAAACTATTTTCGCCGTGATGATAACAGCTTATTTCTGAAACAGAACCACTAAACTGTGCTACTTTAATTTCCGTTGTTAAATTTCTTTTGAATGCGGTGTATAAAATTTTACGTTGGCTCGTTTTTAAACCATCGAGTAAATTTGGTATAGAACGATCGCAATCATATTTAGAGAAATGGATCATTTCACGGTTAATAAAATTTTTGTATGTAACTTCTGTGTTATTTGTATCAAGGTATAATTCCCTATCATAATTTTCAAGCCAAGTCTTTCTATCATTCGCCCTTGTTTTATTAAATACCATATCGATCGCGTTATTACATTCTGCATCATTATTTACAAAATTAACTATTTTCTTATGTTGAAAATATTCTTTAAACTCTTTGCTTGTTGACGTTCCCAAACCCTTATAATATTTGATTTTCCACCCTTTAATATTATTGCTACTACACCAAGAGTTCCATTCACCGTCATTATAAAATTTAAGTTCGCTTGCACCTTTTTTGGCTTTTAAAATAGGCGTGTTCATGAAACCAATAAATCCTGGAATATTAATTAGTGATTTCCATTCGGAATCAAACAAATTAATTCCAAGACCTTTAATATGACTGCCATCTAAATCTTGATCCGTCATAAACAAAATTTTTCCATATCTTAGTTTTGTATTAACAATTTCTTGCGTATACTCTTTGCCACTTTCAATTCCAAGTATTTGTTTTATTTCGGTAACTTCTTTATTTTCCAATATTCTCTTTGGAGATTCCCCACGAACATTAAATAATTTACCCTTCATTGGATAAACNCCCAATACATTTCTGTCCTCTTTCGACAAACCAGATACAATACCTGCTTTTGCCGAATCACCCTCACAAAATATAATAGTACATTTATCGCTTTTATTTGTTCCTGCATAATTAGCATCAATTAATTTAGGGATCCCGCGAATACTTTTTGTTTTGGATCCATCGGTTTTTTTTAATTCGCTACTTTCCTTCACTTCAGTAAGCGCACATGCTTTATCCATTATCCCCATTTTAGCTATTTTTTCTATGAATTTTTCACTAACATCACACGATGTTCCAAATTTACTCGANGGGGTATTCATATAATCCTTTGTTTGACTATCAAACGCTGGGTTTTCTATATCACATCTNAGAAATAGCATNATTTGNTCTTTAATGGTGCTTGACTTAACATCNATTTTTTTCTTNTTTTTTATATAAGTTGTTAATTTTTTNACAATTTGATTTANNAAATAATCAACNTGTTTTCCTCCTTTGCCTGTATATATNCCATTAACAAANGANACTTGNGTAAATTCTTCTTTTGGAGCAATACATACGGCGTATTCCCACCTCTCATTAGATGCTTCNTATATACGTTTTGTATCATCCTTGCTTCCAATATATANATCAACATATTGTTGAAAATTAGTAATTGGTATTAATTCTCCGTTNTATTTTACCTTTACTTTTTTATCGGTAACNGCTGCAATATCNTANACNCGNCGTTTAAATAGGTTAATCATGTCGGGAGATAATTTATCTATTCCAAGACGCTTATAGTCTGGTTTAAAAATAACCTTTGTGTATGGTTTTTTTTTACATTTTGTTATGCTTGGTTTTTCTATTATATTCAAATTATTTTTAAAAATTTGATGGTATTTTAGTCCCCTTATATGATCAACNGTCTCGATCTCACCATATTCCGACCATATTAACACCAATTTAAAACCAAANCCATTTTTACCACCTACAATTTTTTTTTCANTCTTATCATAATTAGTCGANGTTCTTANATGNCCAAATATCATTTCNGGAATCCAAATATTNTATTCNGGNTGTTTTTCAATATCNATNCCATTNCCGTCNTTTAACATTGTAATAGTGCCGTCGTCGCTAATAGATATATCGATATATGTTAGTGGCATAATATTTGGTTTGCAATTATCCATCGCCTGCAACATTCTTATATGGTGATCGCGACAATTCACAATACCTTCATCGAATAATTTATAAAGTCCTGGAATAATATTAATTTCTTTAAAATTTATTTTATCCTCTTTATCGTCATACACATAAGTATCGTAATCAGTAAATTCCATAGAACCAGTATAAGTATCGGGATTATCTAATACATGTTCTTTATCAGTCTTTTTTTGATAAGTTTTTACTAAATTTTCCTTTGACGACATTTTATTATATTATTTTACTTTCTGTCTATATTGGTTCAATTTAGTTAATTAAAAATATTAAC